CTGGACCATCTGCCGATCGCCATCGTCACTGCCCTTCAGCTTGCGCCGGATCGCGGCGATGGCCTGCGGCAGCACCCAGTCCCTGAACGGCGCACCATTGCGCAGGGCGCCGGGTTTGCGCGCGAGAACAGGCACATAGTGCCATGGATTATAGACGGTCTGGCCGCGTCCGAAGACCCGCGCATGCTCGCCCACGATGACCCCATCCTGCCGGATGACGATCCGGTCGGCATAGGCATGCACATCGACAGGCCGCCCGACCGCCGTAGCCAGCACCGAGTATTTATTGTTGTCGAACCGGACCGTGCAGGTCTTGGACACCGAGGCGGGCACGCTGTGGAAGCCGTCGAAGGACCCGACATAAGGCACCAACTGCGGCCGCTCGGCCTCGAACATCTCCCAGATCGTCTTGGCGGTCTCTTCGGGATGGCGGTGCGCCTTGGCATAGGCCACGCATTTGTCCATCAGCCAGGCGTTCAGCTCTTCCAGGCTCTTGACCCGCAGCCGGGGCGTGAAGAACCGCTCCCGCACCAGCCCGACCTGGTTCTCGACCTGACCCTTCTCCCAGCCCGAGGCGGGCGTGCAGGCCACCGGCTGGACCAGATAGTGGCTGCACATCTGCAGGAAGCGGCGGTTGTAGTGCCGTTCCTTCCCGGTAAACACCGCCTCAACCGCGGTCTTCATGTTGTCATAGATCCCGCGCGTGCAGGTGCCCTTGAAGAAGGCGAAGGCCCGGTCATGCGCGTCGAACACCATCTCCTGGCTCTCGCGCATGTAGGCCCGCACGAACATCATCCGGCTGTGGCACAGCCGGACATGGGCCACCTTCACGGTGACCGTGACGCCCGACATCAGGATGACCTCGTGGCTCCAATCGAACTGATAGGCCTCACCCGGCGCATAGTAGAGCGGCACATAGGCCTCGGCCGTCGCAGCCCCGCGGTTCTTCGACCAGGCCCTGGCGAACCGGCGCACGGCATCATAACCGCCCTCGTAGCCCAGCCCGCGCAACTCCTCGAAGATCCGGATCAGCGTCAGCCGTTCACGCGACGGCTTGCCCGGATTGGCCGACAGGAACTGCTCCAGCTGGCCCTGCCACGGCCCGATCCGCGGCATCGGCTGCCGCTCCCGCTCATAGCTGAAGTCCGTCTCATCCGTGCGCAGGATCTTGCGAACCGTGTTCCGCGACACGTGCAGCTCCCGCACGATCCTCTTCACCGACCACTTCTGAACATAGTAGGCCCGCCGGACCCGCGCGATCGTATCCACCCGCTTCATCTCCCCTCCGTCCGCTGCTCAGCAACGAACGGTCTGACAGAACATCAGGGGGGTCAAAATTGGACGCCGATACCCCGCCTTAAGGGGTCAAATTTGCACGCCGAAACACATACAAGGCGCTGGCACTGGGGGACGATGACGCCGACCGTCTCATCATGAAGATGTTCAAGAAGGGCATCATCAACTGCACCCGTATCCCTGAGGTGCTGGAGCAGTGGGAGAACCCGACATGTGACTATGGTCCGAAGACGGCCTACCGGCTGTTCAACGGCGCTACCTGGACGCTCAAGCCCAAGGTGATGGAGCAACCGCAGCTCACCCGCGATCTGCACGAACTGATCGATGGCGAATGCACCCGCCTCAACTGACTACAGCACCCCCACATTCTGGGGGTGTTTTTACCTTGAAAAATCTCTTTACCGGAGAGCGCAACGAACGTACAAAGTGACATGAAGCTAATTTAACTCTAGGTGGTAGCGAATGGCTGAACATATTGCGGGAAAAGTACGCGAGTGGCTTTTATCGAATGTCCACAACTACCCGCTCGAAGACAAGGCCGACGAAGTCCGCCGTCTCACAAGAGCTTTGACTGATGACATGATGAAAGAAGGCTTTGACTTGGAGTCCATCGAAGATCAAATCGGCAGTTTGGAAGATCGAGTGGAAGACTATTTTGAGCAAGTTCAAGACTCAGAGTTGGGGTTCAAGGGTTAGCTTTCTGGGGGAGGGCTTTCGTCCTTATTCTTAGCCATATCTCGGACGATTGCCCCCACTTCCCTCCCCTCTTCAACGTCTCTACTTTTGGCAAAAGCGCGCCGAAAGGGGATACCAATCGGTGGGGGAGAGTGCGGAAACTAGAGTCCCGCACTTCACACAGGCTACCCAACGAACGCGTCGAGCCCGTAGCTGATGCTGCCTTCACTACTAAGGCCCGTTTCCGCCTTTTTTCTCGGCAAGCCCCTTGTGAAGCTACAATGAAAAAATGATGATGACTCAAAAGGTTTTCTAACTGGGGGAACATCGGATGTTAAGAGAGTTTCTTGAGCAGGGGTCACCGGTCGGAGTCACCCTATGTTTCTACGCTGCGTGCGTCTATTTTGGGTTCCTTCAACGATCGCAGCAGCCATCTAACTTTGCTCTCAATCCACCGGTTCTCCATAACGCTATTGGGACAGTTTTTAAGATCGCAGCCTTACCTGCAAATCTATGGATTGCGGTGTATCTTGCTAACTTCTTAGGCTTGCTTTGGGGAATACTTGCCGGAATGGCTTTGTTTGCTCTGAGCGGGATGCTTGGTGTGACTTTGAGATTTGGCGGCAAACTTCTTGGGCTACATGTCATTCTGGGTTTGTTGGCATTGGGCATTGGTTACTACTTAACTATCTCAAGTTTTACTTGACCGGGTCGTGTGTAAATTTCTCGTTTCAATGCTTCGAGAACTATTTTCGACTTCATCAACACGCAGGCCGATTGTTCAACAGGCCCAGTTTTTTCTAACGCGGCGAAGCTGGCATTGATCGCCAGCGCTCCAGCGGCAGCTTTGTCCCGGATAGCTGACCTTCATCAGTCATGGCGGAACCTTGTGTCAAGGACAGTGCACTAGCCGAGATTTCTTATCCCCAGCAAATGACCGCGTTTGGCCGGTGGTGTATAGTAGTATCTGTATAACGCCGCGTTATGCGAAAAAGACACAAGCTCATAGACCTGCAAATGTCACTTCATCAAGAGCTGATATCGCGACGGAAGTGCTTGTCCGACGTTCCATACAAGAGCCTTACACCCGAAGTCCGCGCCGAGATAGAAGACAAGGCCAATCGCCTCTATCACCCGCTGATGATGCGGGAGAAGGTGACGGTTTGGAGGTTTCTTAATCGCGATGGGCTATAATTTATATATGAACAACTCACAAGAAGACATGCCGGTTGAGGCCGTCCCTGTCTACACAAATCAAGGTCGACCAACGAAGTACTCCCCTTCGATAATTAAGAAGACGTATGAGTACATCAACAACGCCCGTGACAAATTCTATGACTATCAGAAGAGCTTTGGCCCTACCGATACCTATGAGCGTAGGGTGATGGCCAACTTGCCGACACTGGAAGGTTTGGCTCTATTTTTGAATGTACATCGTGACACCGTGCACACCTGGTCGAAGAAATACCCCAGTTTTTCCGACGCTTTGGATATCCTTATGGCGGTGCAGCGAGAACGCCTTATCAATCGAGGCCTTTCCGGTGACTACAATCCTGTCATCGGTAAGCTCATCCTCGCCGCCAATCACGGTATGAAGGACCGGATAGACAACACCACAGACGACGCGCCGTTGCCTGCACCGGTGACGATTAACAACTATAAATCCCTATCAGATGACGAACTCATTGCCATCGCCAGAAGTGGTAAAGGCGGAGCTAGCAAGTAGGGAACTAGCAAGGAGGCACCTCAGCCACTTTGCCGACTATGTCTATGACGACTACCTAGAGAGCTGGCACACGCTGGTTCTTTGCGATGCGTTGGACCGTGTGGAGCGTGGCGAAATTCGCTTCCTCGTCATCGAAGCGCCACCGCGTCACTCCAAGTCCGTGCACGTTTCCCAGCTCTTCCCCGCCTATGTCGTGGGAAAGGCCCCGGATCGTTCGGTCATTGTCTCCTCATACTCAGGCGATCTAGCGGTCAAGCATGGCCGTGAGACGCGAAACATCATCGTTGGGGAGCCGTATCAGCGCCTTTTCAAGACGCGGCTGGCACCCGACAGCAAGGCGAAGGGGACTTGGAACACTCAGAAGTTCCGGGAGCCGGATGCGCCAGGGCAAGAGGGTAAGTGGGTTAATGCCAAGGGTGCGTACAACGCCGCCGGTGTTGGTGGCTCAATCACCGGGAAGGGCGCGGACGTCTTTGTCGTCGATGACAGCCTCAAGGACCGGAAGGAGGCCGAAAGCCAGCTGATCCGCGACAACGTCCACAGCTGGTTCAAATCCGTTGCCCGCACCCGCCTTACCCCGGACGGTGCGATGGTGGTGATGGGGACCCGCTGGCACCAAGACGACCTGCAAGGGCGCATTCTCGATGAAGAGGAGTGGGTTGATTACTTCGATTTCCTGAAGAACGGCCTTGGAGACGCCAAATGGGTGCGCCTGCGCCTCATGGCGATCGCAGAAGATGCTGAGACGCACCGCGGTGCCGGTGAAGCTCTCTGGCCTGCCCGCTATGGCCTAGAGGAGCTGGCCGATATCAAGAAGTCTCTCGGTCCCTATGAGTGGGAGGCGCTATATCAGCAGCGGCCCATTTCATCCGAGACGCAAGAGTTCAAGCCTGCCTGGTTTCGGTCCCGCACTCATACCGAGGTGGCCGCGCTCAAGCGCAAACACCGCACACTGACCATCGACACGGCAGCTTCCAAGCGACAGGAGGCTGACTTCACCGGGCTGTGCGACAATCTCATTGATACGGACGATTGCTGGAACTTCCGGGCGTGGAAGCTCAAGATTGCGCCTGATCAACTGATTGAGCTGCTGTTCTCGCTTCATCTAGCCAACAAGTACGACCAGATTGGCATCGAAGAAGGGATGTATACTCTCGTACTCAAGCCGTTTTTAGACAAGGCGCAGCGGGAGCGTGGAGTGTTCTTGCCGATTGTTCCGCTCAAGCACAATAGTACGCAAAAGGAGGTCCGTATTCGTGGACTAATCCCTCCTTATGCGGCAGAGACGATCTACCACATCGAAGGGGAGTGTTCAGAGCTTGAATTTGAGCTGGCAGCGTTTCCAAACGGCAAACATGACGACGTGGCTGACGCAGCGGCCTATCAAGTTTCTCTGGTGGCTAACATCAAGGGGGGCCTACTATTCGCGTAGTGTATAATTTTTCATATGAGCTTCATTTCAAGAGTATTTAGTGGACTGACCAAGTCCGCTTCCGGCACCCCCTTACTCACCGCCGTTTCATCAAACTTTCATGGCTTTGAACACTACACCGATGCCCATTCCCTCAATTCATACAAGGAAAGCCTGTATCTATACATCGCCGTCTCTCTCATTGCCAAGCACGCCACCAGCGTCGAGCTGGAGCTATACAAGATCAAGAACACCAAGGGCGAACATGAAGAGGTGTTTGATCACCCGATACTAGAGCTCCTCAACAGCCCAAATCCCTTCCAGACCCGCAGAGAGCTTCTAGAAACGTCATTCTCCCACTATCTGCTTGCCGGTGACGTCTTTTGGTATGTGAACCTGCAAAACAAGGAGATGTACGCCCTTCGGCCTGACTACGTCGAGGTGATCCTGTCCCGCGACCGGCGCAGCATCTTGGCCTACCAGTATCGCCACGGCGAGGTGCAGAACTTCGCACCTGAGAATATCGTCCACATCAAGAACCCGGACCCGAGCGACATTGTGCGCGGCATGGGGGTGGTCCGGCCAGCCAGTGTGCGCATCGCCACCGAGAAGGAGGCCAGCACCTACCAGGCGAACTTCTTCAAGAACCAAGGGCGACCAGACTTTGTCGTCTTTGCCGATGAGGCAGTGACCGAGGAGAAATCCGACGATTTCCGCGCCCGGTGGAAACGTACCTTCGGCGGCAACAACGCCGGGCAAGTCGGCATATTCGGCTCCAGCGTGAAGGACATCAGGGAGCTGAACAAAACGCCGAAGGAAATGGACTTCATCGCCTCGCAGCACTTCCTGCGTGACGACATCCTCGCTGCCTTGCGTGTGCCAAAGGCCATGATCACCAGCGACGACGTCAACCTTGCCAATGGGCAGGAGGCGTACCGCATGTTCTTGCAAGAGGCCGTGGTGCCGGTCCTGGACGCCTTCATCGACGCGCTGAACAACCGGCTCATGCCGGACATCGATGCGTCCCTGTTCTTCTCTTACGAGGACCCGACGCCGAACGACCGCGAGATGCTCCTCAAGGAAGTCACCGAGCTCAAGAAGGGCGGCATCATCACCGCCAACGAGGCCCGTGCCGAATATGGCTATGACCTGATGGAAGGGGCCGATGCCTTGTCCGTCGCGCCGTCTGGCCAGCGCCAGGAGGTGCAGGAGGAGGCCAAG